CGTAGACCGCCCATCCAGACAGAACCTCTAAGGATATTTATCTGAAGATCAGTGTTGGGTACTGGCAAGTAGCCTTGGTCAGTATTCTCCATATACTTAGCTATGCCAGTCATAGTGCCAGGAGTCCGCATAGCGGTCCTAGGTATCCAGCGCCACCTGAACATTTCATAGTTCCAGAAAGGAAAGACTGCACGCATAGATTCGTCTATGATGTTAGCATCGTCATAGGTAGGGTAGGCTAGAGCGTGCATCTCACGAGCCTTAGTCATAGCAGACTCTTTGGAAGACCACCACTCAGGAGTCGCTCCTCTAGTAGGTTTAGTTCCAGTACGTATCGCTTCCTTAATTTTAATGTTAGTAAACCTAATGAAACCTTCCCCTGCTTCAGCTACTCTTGTTATATCCTCCAAGGTAATTCCAAGTATGCTTTCCAGATTCTCCCCTATAAACCTTATATCAGAGTCAGGTAGTACTCCTTCCTGTAGGAGTCTGGTCATCCTAGCCTGAACTCCTCGCAGAGTACTAATCTCCTGAGAAGAGAGCTTAGCAACTTTGGTATAGATTGGTAGTTTCTCTACATCATCTGCTACAGAGTTGATATACTGACGCCACTTGACTATGTCAGATTCAGGAATCTTATTAGTAGCATATAATCTAGTAAGCTCTTGCCTTATCTCTTCCAGCTGCATTACTGTGGGAGAATCAGGAGTTAGGATTGTAGGCTCTACTCCCAGATTTCTCCATAAATGGTCATAGACTTCCCCAATAGCCTCATCAGTAAAGCCTATGTCAGCCGCTGACTTACCTAACTTAGCAGCGTAGGCATCTGCCTGTTCTACAGTATGTAAGATGAAGTCTTCTCTAGGACGGATAGTTATATGATGCTGAACTCTTGTTAGACCTCTATATAAGTCATCACCAGTACAGCCATATAAATAGGCAAGATGGTTAGGAGTTAGTTCTGCAACTACCTCTGGTATATAGTCAGGAATAAATACTGTCTTGTCTACTGAGCCCAGAAAGTTGCGGCTAGCTCTTAAGCGGAGGCTCTTGAACTTCCTAGCATTGTTATCAAACTCATCCCAGATGGCAGCCTTCTGAGCCCGTTGTTGAGTCCAGAATCTATCATTCCTAGCTTTCTTAGGAGTTCTAGGTATGATAGATTCTATCTCAGCTATCTTGTTGCGAGTTGATAAGATGTTTTCTAACTCAAGGCGGCTGATAGAGTCAAGGTCAGTAAGGCGAGCTAGCTGAGCCTCATCAAGACCCTTCTCAATACGTCTAGGAAAGTTCATCTCAAAAAAGTCTCTAACCTTATAATGTAGATGCTTACCGCTCATATAGTCAGTAAACTGCTCGGTAAAATCCTCCCCTAAGGTAAGCCTATAGCCAGCATCGTTTATACCTATCTCACCAGAGGCTAGTCTACTAGCAGTCTCAAGATAGTCGTTGTATGCTTTCTCGGTTAATCTGCCCTTACTAGACTCTATAAACTCTGTAAGTATAATAGGTTCAGTTTCTGCAATACGACCCTCGATGCTATGAATAGCTTCGTGCGAGATAGTCTCTGGGTCAACGTGGTCTGGGCTAAGTCTTAACTCCTTCCTCAGAAATTCAAACTCCCCTTTTACATCTGTCCTTTTGAGCTCAGGAGCAATCCTAACTTTACTAATATTAGCCTTAACTCTGACAGGCAAGGTATCAATAACTCGCTTAACAGTTTCTATCTGCTGAGCTGACAGCCCTTCAAAGGTAACCTTACTCCAATCAATACCGCCAAAGTTGAGCATATTAGCATTGTCTACTAGCTGATTCATTATCCTTGTCAGGTCAGCCTCTGCTGTCTCCATGAACTCTGCTAGCAGCTTAGCTGAGCCAACTTCAAAGTCATCCATCTCGGCTGGAAGTAGCTTGGCTTTTCTGAGCTCAGTTAGTTTGCGATAGTCATGTATTCTCTCCCCAGTGCCTTCTAACATAGATGATATATTCTGCATATCTCCAAGGAACTCATCTAAGTTGCGGGGAGGATTAGCTATGAAGGCATCTGCTTCGTCCTTCAATACGTTAATCTGGTTTTTCAGACTAACGAGTGATAGCTCTCTCTCCTGCTCTACATAAGCAGCCATCTTGCCATCTATATCATCAAAGATACTACCATCAAGTACATCGTCTCTAATGCCCTTCTTGGTAGTCATACGGACGTCAGTGCACTTGTCAAAGGTCTTACCCAGCTCCTTGCTAATCTGCCTTCGCTCAAACTCCAATACGTCTAACTCAGAATGAGCTCTAACTGTTTCAGGTCCTACAGTAGAGTCTGCTAATAGTACTCGTTCTATATCTCTGGCATCGTTAGGATGAATAGCAGCTATGTCATCTAGTTTAGACTTATGCTTAGCTAGCACTTCTGTTAACCCTCTCATGTCATCTGGAGCTATCTCTGCTAATGCTTTCATGTAGTGAACTTGGTAGTCATATGCAGTCTGCATAGCATTAAAGTGCGCCCACATATCGTAGCCATCTTGGAAGGATGCTAGCTGATGTTCTCTACCTGCTATGTTAATCTTAGCACCTACAGTCTTACCACCCAAGAAAGGAACCTTCTCAGGTATCTGAACACTTCTGGTTATAAAAGGTACTTTACCGCCTTTGAATATAGCAGTTCTGCCAGTCTTCGGGTCTACTACAGCCTGAGCTAATCTAGCCTCGCCTCTCTCAAACATCTGCAACTCATAAGGAGCATTGGCTAGTCCTTTGAATATGCGGTTGGTTTCTGCCACTCCACTATATGCTTTAGGATACATCATCTCTGCTCCACCCAGAAAGCTCCTCTGCATATTCTCAAGGAAGTTGTAAGGACCGAAGTTAGCAAATAGCAGATTCCAGCGAGCTATAGGCATTACCAGTCGGCGTTCTAATGCTACCAGGGCAGAAGAATACAGTACCCTATCTGCTACCCTGCTATGCCAAGAAGCTGACCTACCAGCCTGATTCATATATTTAGTTAAAGGACTGCGTAGATTAGCATAGCGGATTCCCTCTAGCCTGTTAAACGTACTCATAAGAACATCAAATGCTGTATCACCTTTAAGAGCAGCCTTAGCTTTATCAGCTACACCTTGCCTAAAGGCTACCAGCTTAGCTGATAGCTTATCTACCATATCCTCAGTAGCTTCTTGCCCAAGGTCAGCTATCATCTTGCCAGCTGTTACTCTCTCACCTTGCCCACTAAACATATTAAGTACTTCATTGTTGAGGCGAGATAAGCGGTTAGTATCAAAGGCTACCTCCTCAACTATGCCCTTAGTCATCTTGAGCGCAGCTACATCATCTATGTAGTTGAACTCCAGCATAGGGGCACCTGCTCTAACTGTAGCATCCCAGCCTTCCATAGGTCTTGCTATAGCCTGGTCAATAGCATTAGTAGCAGTATCAATAGCATCTTTAGCTGTAAGCCCTTTCATATTGCGTACCTCAGGATAAGTGCGCTGTAGTACTGAGCTAAGCTTCATATAGCTATCACGGGCAAAGTTCCTAGCCATCATAGTGAAAGTTCTAGGAATCTGATAGCCAGCTCCAGTTAGCCAGAAAGCGCCTTTGACAGGAGATAATACCACCTGTACTCCAGCTTTGAATACAGCATCCGCACCAGCTACATACCCACCTTCAACCGCTCCTACCCAAGGACCTATCCTAGTACCTAATCCTCTAAGTCCTACCTTGGTAAGTCCAGTACCTAGAGTCTTAGCGGCAGCAGTAGCAAAGCCTAGCCCAATATAGGTAACTGGGTCAAAGAATATCTCAGCACCTAACTTCATCCACCATGGAGCGTCCCAAGCGCCAAATGCCTTAGCATAAGCAGACCAGCTACTCTCACCCATTGACTTATAGTAGTCAAACTGCTCCTCTAGTCTAGCAGCGGCTACATCTTCTGGTGTCTTGAATAACCTATGAGCTCCTATGATAGCAGCAGCTGCCAGTGGTCTTGGTAACATATTAAAGTACTTATCTAGCCCATGCACCATAGCCATCATGGGCTGAGTTGCTAGCAACTTACCAAACTCTGATGGAGTTAGCTCAGGAGCTTCTGCTAACACTGTTCCTGCTCGGATAAGGTTCAAACGGTCAGACTCTACTGCCCAGTCTTTAGCTCTAGCTGATAGCCAGTCCTTATTACTCTTCATCTCCTCATCTTGCAAGTCCATCTTGCTAAGCATACCTCTGACATCTTCTTCAGTCATACCCTGAGGTAGTTCAGCTACTCCGAAAGCAAAGGACTTGGCTATTTCTTCTACAGTTAGATTATGGACTGCTCTTAGCTCCAACTTCGGTGCTGTAAGGATTTCATTTAGTACCTTAGTCTGAGCTTCTATAGCATCCCCATCAAAGCCCTCTGGCAGTACATTGGAATAATGTTTAGTACGGTCATAGAAACTATTAAGCCACACGGTATCCTCATCTGATAAGTCAAAGTCGTGAGTTGAGTAGTTAAGCAAGTCTTCAGCTTTAGATACTTTGAAGTCAGGGTCTTCTATATAACCAATACCTGTTTGCATAACTTCCAGACGCCAGTTAGCAGCCTTCAAGCCCTGCATGGCTAGGTCAAGCTCTTGCTTAAGCGGCTCAACCTGTGCTTCCCAAGCCTGTTTCTCGTAGGTCTCCCGCAGCATACCAGGGAACTTCAAAGCAGCATGCTGTTGCCATTTAGCAGTAGCACTACTGAGCCTGCGCTCAGCCTGAGTAGCTACATACCCAGCCTTCTGCTGCTGTACTCCAAGCTGAGCTAGTTCCTTGCCAAAGCCCGGGAAGTATTCAGGAGGCTCTACTGGAGGAACAGTTACAGGCTTATCGGGCTCTGGAACAGTTATTCCTTTCTCTTCTAATACCTTCTTAGCTTTTTCTGATAGCCCTACAGGTTCTGGCATTACATACCTCCTTCAGGTACAGCCCTAGCTGGTAGTGCAGTCCGTTGAGGTGCAGTCTCCGCTCTGCCAGTAGGTAACTGTCTTGGCTGCTCTTCTTTGCCTTGCTCAGCTGTCAACATAGCCATAGTTGCATCCGCTACAGTATCATATAGTCTAGCAGTTTCCCTATCTCCAGTTTTGTCTAGCCAAGCTGCCTGGCGTCTATAGTACTGTATCAGAGCTATTAGGCTATTGCTAGGATGCATCTCGGCTTGGTCTGCTCTAACCTGTGCTCTCTCTTGCATAGGGTCTTCAATGTCAGGAAAGAGTTTCTTCATAACATAAGTATAGCTTAGGCGGAAGTCTGGGTCTAGCATCCTGGCAGTAGTAGCTCTTTGCACCAGGTCACCAGGAATCTCCACCTCATAGTCAGCACTGACATAGGTATTGTCTGGCAAGGCATCTGGATAGCTCCAGCCATAAGGCTTTACCCCACGCTCCTTAATATCTTCCAACCAGTCATTATCTATATCCTCGTAGCGATTGATAAAGGCTTGGTGAAAAGGCTTCATTACTTGATTAGCAGAGGCGGCTATCTGGCTCATAACATAGGCTGTTAACTGACCTTGAACACTACCGTACATAGCCCAGCTAACTCCGCCCCTTTGCATCATAGCTTCTAAGTCAAGCTGAGTGCTTCTCAGCTCAAGTGGTATAGGCGGAGTACCAATGAAATCAACAGAGTCATCAGGACCTCCTCTAAATATAGCCCCTCGGCGGAAGACATCCTCGGGACGGACTATAGCCTTGCCACTTCTGCTCCGTTCAAAGATTCTGGGCTGGGCAGTATCTCGTAACAGTTGGAGACTAAAACTCCACCACTTATTCCAAGTCCTGTAAACATGCTCGTTGGTAGCTATGATAGATTGCCCAAGCTCAGCTTTCCAACGCTCGCTACTATCCTCCTGGGCTTGCAATTTCAATGTAGACGAGTAAGTTGGAATTACACCTTCTGTCAAACTGCCCATATCGGGCAATCCACCAACTGGAGCTACGTAGATAGGCATATGCTTAAAGCGAGTGCGCTCAAACTTTACCAGTGCTGTATCTATAACTATAGCGTTCCAGATAGCCTTGCTGAAAGGAAACGTATCAGATATCTCCACCCACCAGTAATCGTTAATAGTAACATTCCTACCTACCGATGCTCTCCACTGGGCATAGTTGTTGCTCATGCTCCAGTTGTTCCTCTTCGCCATATTGACAGCTTGACTGGAGCCTACTCGGTAGATGTGAGCTACTTCACTAAGTCCTAATGTAGCGTCCCACATAGGATAAACATCTATAGGATTCCAAGGCTCATCGTAGCAGCGAGTGCCATCGTCTGTTACTGCGGCAAAGTCAGCATACCAGCCAGTTGCTAGCATAAAGCCTAATGAAGTTCGCTGCAGAGATTGTCTAGGATTAGTCTTGCGGAAGTTGTTGTGAACATCTTTCCACGCAGTACGGAAGAACCTGCTAACAGATGACACAGCTGTAGAGACTTCTGGGTCTACTGAACCATAGTCCTTTATCCTGTGAGGTATGTCAGTATCCAATAAGTGTAATACCAGATTGAAGAGGCTTCTAGGGTCGTTGCCGACAAAACTCTCCATTTTTTCAGTTTTGAGCTCATCTATCATCTCAATTAGTCTGTACCAAGTACGCATTTTGGCATCTCTGGAACTCCAGAACTTCTTAAGCTCGTTACAGCGAGTAATTATAGTAGTAGCATTTCTGTCCATTTACTTCTCCTTTAAGGCTCGCTGAACAGTTCGTACACTAACACCGAATTGCTTAGCTATATCCTCAATACTACAAGATTTAGCCATTTGCTTAATTATAGCGCTTCTTTGCATAGTTGCCTTACGTATAGCTCCCCGCTTAATATCATAGATGCAGTATGGAAAAGGACAAGTTAGACAATCATCGTGCAACTTACATCCAGTATCCTTAGCCATCTTATTAAGCTCTGCTATTGATAGTGACATTATCAACTTCCTCCCCAACCTTCTCCCCAGCCTCCTTCAGTAGTATCTCCCACGAAGCCACGAGCTATTGCCTGAGCACTTCTGCACACAATAGCTATAGCACCTGCATCGTGATGGTCATCAGCACCCACTACTAGTATGCCACTCCTAACCATTCTGTTTCTTCTGATATTCTTACATTGAGACCAGAAGCGTATATCTTGGCAGTCTATGTCGTCCAGGTGCCTACTGACCTCTGTTATCATATAGGGCTTAGTTGACACATTAGTCTGCCAGCCGATAGCCCTTATTGCCTTGCCTGTTCTTACATCTTCACGCCAATAGAGGTCAGGATAGTCTCGCAGATGAGATACGATGTCCAGGTTGTCTTCGGGACATACAACTCCATCATTGTAGTAGTGAGCTACTTCCTTCATAAGCTCTGCCATCTCCCACTCGTCATAGAAGCCGGCCAAGGTAGCACAGTGCTGCATTACTGGAGGAATCTCGTTGCCATCTTTGTCTCTGTAGCCTTCAATGAAGTTCCACACATGCCCAACAGATTCAGATATCTTGCCTTTGCCTGGATCTATACTAATGACATATCCTTTGCCTTCCTCTTTATCATGCCAGA